GGGCCATGACGTTAAACACCGGACCGTTGAGTCCGGGGAACGTCGCCGCGTCAGGATCATATCCCGACCCTGACAGCATGTTGCGGAGCGCCCTGTTCAGCGTGTCCGTAAACGCGCCGTTTGCGCCCGCGAGGCGTTCGGAAGCCTGAATGTAGTCGAGATTAGAAGGCACTATCTTGTGTTGGTTCTACCTACCGGGTTAGAAGTCAAGCGACTGCGCGCCAACAGGCGCCCAATGCAAAGCGCCACGATCATACCAGTACATTTGCGTGCGACGCTTACCCGCTGCCGGTGCGGGGAACGTTCCCAAGAAGACCGGGTCGAGCGTCACGACAATCACACCCGCCGACGTGTTGGAGATGTCGAGCATCAGCACCCCGCCAACGCGCGGAGCAGCAATCGTGAAATCCACGCTCGACGCAAACGCCGCAATAACGATGTCCGCGTCGCGGAGCGCGTTGAGAGCAAGCGCCTGCCGGCTCAGTTCGAGCGACAGGACGTGTCTCGTGCCGGCTTCGTCGCGCTGATTGTATGCCGAACCGGGGGTCGGGAGATCAATCATCGCCTGCCGCCCAACACGACACCCAACTTGATCGTACCCGCGCGCCAGCCCTCTTCGATCGCTTCCTGAAGCCGGAAGCGGAGTTGCCGCGCCGTAATACGGAGCGATGTCGGCTGGGTCAGGGCGTACGGCCCGTACACCGTTTCGTCCTCGGTCTGATTGAACGCGCCGTAAAACGTGATGTTCAAGTCGCCGAGAGACTTCGCGTCGGGGATGAGCCGCTGAATCTTGGCGACATTGTCGCCGTCGCCGATCTCCACCGGCCCGCTCTCGACGTACGGCGTTTCCGTAATACGCGACAGTTCGCCGTCAGCCAACCACTCGTTATCGCTAAAGAAGGTGCCGTCCGCCAAGCGCGCCGTAACAGTCAGCTTCGAGTCCAACATCTCGTGCTCGTACATCACGCCGCTTAGGTCCACCAGAACGGGCTGGGGCACCGCGCCAGCGTCATACCCGGCGGTGCGCGAGAGCTTACCGACCGTCCAGTGGTCTTCCGTGTAGTTGTACGCGACGTAGCGGTCAATGTCGTCCGACCCGGCGCTGGGGTAATACCACCATATCTCGTTGAACTCCGACAGCGAGACGCCCCAGCACTTCACCGCTTGCACGTAGTTGAAATCGCCGAACACGTAGTCCTGTACGTCGCAGCGCATGGGGCGCACAAAGCCGTCATAGCTGAAGAAACCGTTGCTCCCCATCCAGTAGGCTTGTCCGCTCACCACAACCGGCACGTTCGGCGCGAGGACGCCGCAGTTCTCGCCGACGCGCTCGAAACGGTAGACGAACTCACCGCCGATGTAAGTCGCCGCGTGCACGTCCGCGTCTGTCCAGAGCAGCGTTTGCCCGCGCGAGACACGCCCGGTCACGAGCCGTCCGTTCGACGCGACCTCAAAGTCGCCAGCGGTGTTCAACGCGCCCGGCGTCCAGTCGGTCGTCGTCTCTTGCGACGGCCACGCTACCTGTCGCGCGTTGCCGTTGGCGCCGAGCACGAACAAGAAGCGCTCGGGCGTTGCGACCACACCGACCGCACTCGTAGGAGCACCAGAAGGGACAGCAGGCAGATGCGCCGGGTTGCCATCCCACACGTATACTTTCTTGTCGGACGTACAGACGGCGGCGAGCGAGTTACCGAACGAAACGATCTGCCATATGTCCGCTTCAGTAAGTTGCGCCGTCTGCGATCCCAACCCGAATGGGCCAGAGCCATACGGACCGGAACCGTACGAGCCAATAGCGGTCGTGAACGCCGTGCTAATGCGCCCCTGCACGAATCCAACCGGCGTAATGTCAATCAGCTCACCGCCGACAATCGCGTAGAGCTTCGACGTAGTGCCGAAGACCTGTACGACGCCATTCGCGTCCGTACGATACGCGACCGCACCGCGCGGGATACCCGCAAGTGGCGGAAAATCCACACTCGCGTCGGACTGAAGCCGGCGCCAACCGCCGATCGGTCGGATGGTGGAGTCAAAGAAGCGGATAAGATTGGCGTCATACCACCGATCTTTCGCCTGATACCTTGTGCCGTTCTTGAACAAGCCGGGCGGAAGATCGACGCTGATTAGCTTGTCCATATTACGCCGCGCCTACGTCCTTCCACACAGCGGCGTTGCCGCCCGCGTCCCGGAGCTGCGCGGCCTTCGGCGAGGGCGAACGCCGCATCGGCAGCCCCCATTGGACGTGCGGGAGATCGCGCATCGTCGGCCAGTCGCCGCCCCACGCGAGGCCGTACTTCGTGCACGCCCGGTCGAGCGAGTTCCAGAAGTCTTGCGGAGCGTCCCAGCCGTCCTCGGCACAAATGACATCAACCGCGAGGCCGAATCCGTGCCACGTATGGTCGGCGTTGATGCTGCGCGTGACCTGACCGCGTCCGTCGTCGTAGTCGCGTCCGAAGCCGTACAGGAAGCGCTGGCGCGCGTTCGTGCGACACGTCTCGTAGACCTTCGGCGCGTAGCCCTCGCTATGCATCTCGACGAGCACGAGCGCCAGCTTGGCGCGGAACTGCGGAGCGAGACAGGCGAAGGAGTTGTCGCGCGGAACCTCAACCGGCGGCGCCGGGAGCGCGCTCACTCAGCGGAGCCGCTACCGTCCGTAGGAAGAGGTATCTTGATGCCAACGGCGCGCTTCGCCTGCGTGAACAGAAAGTCGATCAGCGCGAGCGTCTTCGTCTTGCTCACGAGCCATCCGCCTGTCGCGGCGAGAATGAGCGCGCCGACAAGCGTCACGGTGCTCACGCGGCCCCCGTGTGAATATGCGTCAAAGCCGCCCCACGCGAAGCCGAGCGCGACCAGCACGACGCCGAAGATGTCTGAAGCAAGAGAACGAAGGGTCACAGGTGAATACCCGCTTTTGCTGCCATGATGCGGAAAAGGATCGTAACGCCAGCGCCGCCGAACATCCCGAAGCCGATTGATGCCGCGCGCCGCTCGCCGCGCTTCTCGTCAAGGATCGCCCGAATCTCGCGCACATCGACCGCGATCTCGGCTACATCCGATTGAAGTGCACGGATCGCCTCGTCATGCTGGCCCATCTTGAACTCGCTCATGGTCAGCAGCTCCCGTATAAGTGCGTCCATGCCGACGACACCAGCGATTGCACTACGACGCCATCCGAGATACGAACGAGTTGCACCGTATACGTCCAGTTCGACGTGAACTTCGGAACCGTCGTGCTGTTGAAGATGTAGTTCGTAACGGTCTTGTCCCACAACACGGCGCTAGATGTGAGCGTACCGACGAGCGTGCCATTTTCAAGAACGTGAATCTCGTACGCCGGATCGCCGCCATTCGTCACAGTCCAGCCCACCTCGACAACCGCCCAATCGTTGTTCGTCGCGGGACAGGTTCCGGAGCGAGCCGAAGTCACGCCTAGCGCACTCAGCGAGGGCACCGGGAGCGTCGGCGAGACATAACTGCCGGCAGCGAACAGAAACTCCATGAACATGTGGATTTACCGCACGTCCTTCATAGCAAGGACAGAGCGCCAAGTCGTGCCGCCATCATCGGTCAACATCACGATGACATCAACCCCGGTCGAGAACCCCGGCGCCGAGCCGCCCGGCCATTGTGTTCCAGCCGGCCACGTAATCGCGGCGGCGCCGGCTGCGGTCAGCCGAAGAACCACACCCGTCACGCCAGCAGGGGTGTTCGTGAAACTGAACACTACCGCCCCGGACAGCGACGCGGAGAAGTGCTGCGCGGCTGAGAGATCGAGGGGCACCGCGCCCGACACGTTACCAAGCGCAACGTGCGCCATCGTGGCCGTCTTCGCGTCAATGCGCCCGGTCATCGCGCCGCCGGCCAGCGGCAGCGCCGCTGCGGCTGCGGCTTCGTTGGCGTTGACGCCAGCGACGATCGTGTCCAGCGCCGTGTTCAGCTTCGAGCCCCAGCTTCCGTTGTCGCCGCCGGGAGAAGATTCAATAATCGTAATCGGCATCAGCCAAGCCTCCGGGGCAGGCGCATCGGGCGATAACTGGCGTTTGTCTCTTCGCCGGCTCGCACGAGATCAAGTTGGGTAAGGGCATCATCGAACTTCTGCTTCCACGTCGAAATGCGTTCGTCGTGTTCGAGGAAGGGCGCGGATTCCATCAGCGCGCCGAAGAGGTACAAGTCGGGATTCTCGGCCAGCACGTCGTTCGTGGAAACAGACGAGGACAGGGGCGTGAGCTGCTGGAAGTAGACGATCGCGGCGTTATAGCTCTGGTCAGGCTCGGGAGCGACGATAAGCTGTTTGCCAAGCATCGCGGCCCGCACAGGGCGTCCGGCAACCATGTGGTTCGCACGCACGTCGGAAAGCTGCTCGATCGTGCCTACGTCGATCGCCTTGTCGAGCCAGCGCTGGTTCGTTAGCAAGTGTATCGACCGCAGTTCGGCGCAATCCGCCGGCAGGGTCGTCTGTTCCTGCGCGATCGTGATGGTGGTGATAACCGACTTCCGGCGTAGCCGGCGCTTGATCTGCGCTTCGGCGAGCTGGATAAACACCGGAATCCGAGCTGTCATATCGGCCCGGTTCAGGTATTCGGCAACCGTGGCCTGAAGGCCAGCGTAGTTACTCAGGTCCAATCACGGACGCCTCGGGGGATCGAGCCAGTTCGCGCATACCGAGGGCGTGTTCACTCCGGTATTCCATCTCGCCGAGGTGGGTCACCTCGCGGGAGAGCGCATTGTCGATGAGGGCGGTAACGCCGTGCTCACGAACCAGTGAACAGAAATATACATCCTCGCTCACGTAAAAGCCACCCTTAGAGTGAAATCCGAGCTGGAACCACGGCGCCGGCACCCTGCGGAACACGTCGAGGTCGATCAGCATGATTCCCATGCCAACCGCACCCGCCTCCACGAGCCCGTCCACACCCGGCTCGACGTACAGCGGCTCGGCATTTGTGGTCATCGCTACCGGCTCGATCGGCTGGCGGCGCTTGGCATAATTAACGGCAACAAGCGGTTCTCGATGGGCCAGAAGCCGCACGAGGGTGTCTTTCGGGAACGTCATATCCGAGTCGAGGAAGAGGATATGCGTGCAGTCTTGTGCCAGCGCCATCATAACCAGCTCATGCCGCGACTGCGGGAGCAGAGTGCCACGAACGAAGTGCAGCCGCAGCTCGATGTCCTTACGCTGGGCGCTCGTCGCGGCCATCATGCGTGCGAGATCGTAAGCGAAGCCCGTCGCGACGGTGTCTTGCGCCGGCACGGACACCGCAACCCGGATCGAGGGGCGCGTGGCCTTTCCTTCTTGATCGAGGATCATACGCGGCCCGGCTTCACTCTGAACGCCGAGTTCTCGCTGTCGTTCAGCCAGCGCCGAAACGCCTTATCGTCGTCGAGAATGCCGCGCTTCTTCAGGTCAAACCAGACCTCGTTCGGCAGGGTCGCGACCATGTGCATCTCCCCCTTCCAATTCGCGTCAGTCTGATCGTTGTGAAACCGGCGGTTCATATCGACGATGTCCTGATAATCCGTCGTCCGCTCTAGGTGGTACTTGTCGGTCGCGTGGTCGTAGTGGTAAATCGTCGTCGCCCCGGAGAGGGGGTCTTTGTCGAAAAAGCGGGATTCTATCATCTTAGAAACTCCAACCCAGCCCCACACCGATAACGGCATCGGGGCGCCCGGTGATCGGATTCACCCCAGCGACAGCGGCGACGAGCAGTTTTGGCCTGACGCGCTCGAAGAAACCGGGGGAGGCAGCGCTGTGTACGGCGGTCGCAGCGGCGCTCAGACGGGCCAACGAAGCAAGTGCTGTGTCTCGGCCTGCCTTGTAGGCGTTTGCGGCTTCCAGAGCCGCCTGAGTGGCCCTGTTGGCGCCTTCCGCCTCGGACTGCGCGGTAGAAATGGCCTGATCGGCTGTCGCGACCACAGAATCACAGACTGCGGGGGCGACGGCCTTCTTTTCGACGTACCGGATGACTGCGATCTGTCCGGCTTTCGCCAGCGAATCGGCTCGCGCGGCCTCAGAGTCAGCTCGCGCCTCGGCAGCGGAACCACGAGCCGCAAGCGCCGCCAAAATGTCCTTCTGCTGCGCGTCCTGCTTCAGCGCGGACGCCAGCGCCGACTGTGCCACTTCCAGCGCGCCCTGCCGGCGATGAGAGACGTATCCGCCCCCGATCGCCAACGCGAATCCTACGACGACCGCGATAGCGATGATGCGTATAGAATACACTGATTATTGTACACGTCCTGCCGGTGATGTGAAAATGCCCGCCGTTTTCAGGCGGCGGGCATCTCACTTACTGCATCCCAGCGTTAGCTGAGATCGGCCACGAGGCCATTGCCCTTCTCGGCCCGCACGACGAGCATGTACTCGGCGAGCAGCATCCGCTTCTCAGCGTCGCCAGTCTTGGCGAGCGGAACCTGCTTGAACGGACGCAGATAGTCCACGCTGATGAGCGAGAAGTCGAGCACGAACGCATCCCGGTTCCGCTGGAAACGCGACGGAACGATCGAGAGCACGCCGAAATCGGACACGTACACGTCCGCAGCGGCGGTGATGGTCGCCTGCCCGTTACCGCTGTTCTGACGGTACTGAGTAGCGATACCAGTGAAGCCAGACGCAACGACCTTGTTCCCGGCGCCGACCATGACGACCTTCGGCTTGCCGCCGGAAGTCCAGCACTCGGAAATGACGGTCTTCAGCAGCGACTCAGTGAAAGCGCGCTGCGTGCCATCCGTACGAACAGCGCTCGGCAGGTTGGTATACGACGGATTTGCACCAGCCGCGCCCATTGCCACGTTCGTCTTCAGGAACGCCAGCATCGACGCGGTCGTCGAAGCCGTGCTCGTGTCACCGGCAGCCGCGCCGATGTTGGACAGAAGCATCGCTTCGATGTCGATACGAAGCTCCTTTCCCAGCTTCGCGAGCTGGTAGCCGATCTCGGACTTACGCCCGGCCTTGTCCACGACCTCTTCGGTGTCCGACACGATCAGCTCCTTGCGGCTGATCTGCGTGTAGTTGCCGAGGCGAACGGTCGGGGTGATCGCCGCAAACGATGCGACATCGTCGCCCTGCGGGTGAATGTTCGCGGTGTTGGCAGCGTGCAGCGAATCCTGCTGCCACTCCTTGAACGTGGTCTTGCACGAGCCACGACCGGCGCTCGACACGAACAGCGTGTCCGAGGGGTCGATATTGTAGATCACGTCCGCGAGGTCTTCGCGGATACCCTTCACATCGAAGGTCGTGACCGTATTTGCGATCTTAGTCATTGGGGATACCGCCTCCTAGCGGTGTCTCCTTGCTCGATTAGTCGTCGAGCATTGATGCGATTGCACTCCCCGCGTCAGCGAGAGAATGAGATTTCGCGAGCGCTTGCTTCTGCCGCGTCAGTTCACTGACCACGCGCTTCTCGCGCTGGCCTGAACCGGGTGCAAGCACTTTGGCCGTCTCGATCTTCTGCTTAATCACCGGCTTCTTCTGCTGCGTCTTGCGGAACAGCGCGGCCTCGCGAAGAATCTTCACTACGCGATGGTCGGTCACAGCGTTCAGCTCTTCATCGGTGTAGCCCTGCGAACGGGCATACTCCGCGATTTCGGCCTGATCGGCTTTCGCCGTCTCCGGGTTTTTCCACTCGGGAATGGCCTCAACCAGCTTCTCCTTCTCAGCGCTGAGATGCGCCTGAAGTTGTTTGATCTGGTCGGTCTGAACCTGCTGTTGCACACGCGCCTTTTCCTGACGGACGGCGGCGATGCGCTTCTGGTGCTGGTCCCACGCGGCATAGGTAGCGGCGAACACGGCGGGGTCTTCGTTACGAAGAGTGTCCCAATCCGGCTCTGCCCCACCAGACTCGGTGAGTAGTTGATCGAGCGCCTGAAGTTGCGTTGCGTAACGCTGGCGTTCGGTCGCAACCGCCTGAGATTCCGCGTCGAGCGTCTTCCGCTTCTCGGCGTTCTCCTGCGACTTGCGAGTGTAGTCCGCATTGCGGAGGTAACCCTTGACGACTTCGTCTTCCGGTAGCTCTTGCTCGCCTTCAGGTAACTTCACCTTCAGCTTGCGCGGCTCGGGCTTAGTCGGCTCCTGTTCCTCTTCGTCGTCTGCGATCTCTTCGTCTTCGGAAGACTGCTGCTCGGAATCGTCTTCCTCTTCGGGTTCAACCTCTTCCTCAACCTCTGCGGTTTCGGTCGGGTCGGTTGTCTTTTCGGGCTGCTTGTCCTCCTTCTCTTCGTTGGAGAGCAGGCCAGTCAAGACCTTTCCTGCATCGGCTACGTTGAGAGAGGCATCGCTGCGTGTTCCCTCATCTAGTCCGTCTACCATTCAATTTGCCTTAACGCTTGATACCGTTTCGTTCCTTTGCAGCACGACGCTGCGCTTCCAACTTCTCTTGTGACTCGGCGATCTTGCCGGAGTTCATCGTCGCCATCAGTTCGTTAGCAAACGCGTCGAGTACCTTCGACTTCGCCCACGCCGACTCCATCTCCACAGTAGACTTCGCGCTCTTGAACGCAGCGTAGATGTCATCGTTCACCTTCTGGATCGCGCGCTTGACGGCGGGGTCAGCGAGAAACGTTTCCACACGCCGGTAGTCGTCAATCTCCTGCTCTCTGCTCACTCAGAAGCCCCCTGTTGTGGCTGCTGTGCCTGTGACGCCTGCTGCTCGGCCATCTGCTGTTCATGCGCCTGTTGCTGCTGCGCTAGTTGCTGCGCGTGCATCTGGCCCTGTTGAGCAAGGGCTTGGTCGTGAACCTGCTTTTGCGCCGCCATCGCGTGTTCGGTGTTCATGCGATGCGCCTCCATCATCCGTTCGTCCAGCGCGACGTTGTTCTCGAACTCGCCCTGAATGTCGCCGGCATGGAACTGGTATTCGATCTGAAGTTTGCGGAGCGCGAGATCGGCGGCGTCCTTCGCCAACCCTCTAACGTTGTCGTCCTGCTGCGCTTTCTGCTTCAACATCAATTCGGCCTGCTTGATCTGAAGGTCTTTCTCGACCCGCATCTGCTCGATCTGCAA